TCTATGTGACACCCGACGAATGGTTCAAGGTGGGTAATTTTGTGTATGAGAACTTTGACGATCTTGTTGGTGTCTCCTTTCTACCAAAAGACGATCACATATACCAATTAGCACCATACGAAGAAATAGACGAAAAGACTTACAATAAAATGGTTAAGAAATTTCCAGCAATAGATTACTCTAAACTATCTAAATATGAAAAGGAAGACAACACTACAGGAGCCCAAACAGTAGCGTGTTCTGGTGACTCGTGTGAAATAATTTAAAAAAATAAAATGGAAGTAGAATCAAACGTAGAATGTAATAATTGTAATGCGACATATACTATGATGTATGAAGCAGATGATATGAATCCGAGACAAGAAGAACACGCATTACATTGTTCTTTTTGTGGAATATTGATGGAACCTTATTATGACGAATTTTTTGAAGAAGATTAAATATGTGGCCGGAATAGATTATTCGTTGAGGTCTCCAGCAGTGTGCGTATCTAAAGTGGTTGACAATGAGATAAAATTTGAAAATTGTAAGTTTCATTTTTTAAAACAGAACAAGTCGCATAAATCATCAAGTAATATATTTGCGTATGATTATCCAGAATATACGGATGATATTGATCGGTTTAGTAAACTTGCATCTTGGACTATTGAATGTATTCGATGGTACGATGGTCGGGCAGATGAAGTTTATTTGGAAAATTATGCATTTGCAGCGACTGGTAGAGTTTTTAATATTGGAGAGAATACCGGAATACTCAAAAAACAACTCAAAGATGCAGGATTCAAATATGTCACAGTCCCACCCACAGTAATTAAAAAACATGCTACAGGAAAAGGAAATGCCAACAAAGAATTAATGTATGAAACGTTTTTGTCAGAATCACACGTAGATTTGAGGAGGCAGTTGTCTCCAAAATCAACCAAAATTTCTAACCCTGTATCTGATATTGTAGATTCGTTTTACATATGCAAGACAGGATTTCACTTAAAGGAACAGTTATGCAAGTCGAGCAAAACCCCTATCTAGTTGAAACAAAAAATGGACAAATATTGAAATTCAGTAAAATCGATGCGGACAATGAAGCATTCATTTTTCAACAAACTGGAAAGGATGTTGAAGTTTGGTATGAGGGAATATTGCAGTATAAATTACATGGTGTCGAACAAGGTAAACTTTTTCAGGAAAAAACTTGACACTTTAGAAAAAATTTGTTATAATAATACTATGGAAATAAGAAATGTTTGATAAAATTTTACAGGTGATTTTGAAGTTCTTTGGGAAAGAGAACATAGAACCATCGGCAGAAAAAAATAATGAATCTCTAGAAGCACTCGAAAGAGTAGAGGCTCTAGATAAGATTGGAGAACCTTAATGGGCATGATAAGATTGGAGAACCTTAATGGGCATGATGAAATTCGATAATTCTAAAATAAAAGAAATTCGAAAAAGAAAAGAACAAGGACTTCCACCACCTCCACCTGAAGGAGATGTGGTCGAACAATCAAAGAATGCAAAGGGTGGAAGTGAGTTGATTTACCAAAGAGTCAAGGAGAGAGTGCCTGATGACCTCTGGAACTACTTTCAGATCATCCTTTCGAGAGTTCGTGAATACGAAGACAAACCCAAAATCCTTTGGTTTCAGGACACATCGAAAGATCCCGAAGTACAATTCTTAAAAGACAAATCTCATCGTGATAAATTTGAACGATTTGTATTTCCTTCTGATTGGTCACTTGAAAAATATAATATAGATCTCGGTGTTGAATATGAAAAAAGTGTTGTTCTCAAAAATGCAATAGAACCAATTCCACTACACACCAAACCAAAAGATGGCCCGATTCGACTCGCATATATTTCTACGCCACATCGTGGATTGGATGTATTGATTGGTGCATTTAAAGCATTAAAATTAGAAAATGTAGTACTTGACATATATTCGAGTTTTAAAATATATGGTTGGGAAGAACAAGACAAAGAATGGGAACCTCTTTATAACGCATGTAAAGAGACACCAAATGTGAATTATCATGGAACAGTTTCTAATGATGAAATTCGGTCAGCGTTACAACAAACACATATTCTTGCATATCCAAATGTCTATCCAGAAACAGGATGTATATCTGTGATTGAAGCGATGAGTGCAGGATGCATTGTGGTGTGTCCAAATCTTGGAGTTCTTCCAGAAACGTGTGCGAATTTCGCATGGATGTATGGATTTGTCCAAGACAAGACCGAACATGCGAGGAAGTTTGCGTATGTTTTGAAAGATGCAATTAATAATTTTTGGGAACCACCAGTTCAGTCTGGTCTTGCATTCCAAAAACAATACTATGATATGCATTATGATATCGAAACTACTGCAAAACAGTGGACAATGATGTTAGAAACAATCAAGAATAATATTGAAAACACCAAGGAGAAAAAATCGTAATGACAAAGAAAGTGAAAATAGAACGCAAACCAATGAAGGTAAAACGTACTCGTAAGATTTCGGAAGAACAACGTGAGGCGCTTCGAGAACGCATGAAAGAAATGCGTAAAAAGAGGAAACCAGCCGAATATAAAAATGTGAATGCTCGTGTTCTTGCTCTCCCAGATGATGATACATTTTCTTTTAAAAATGTTAAAGGGTGGATCAAACACAACAAAGAAATGGTTGCCACATTGAGTAAACAGGAAAGGGGTATGCACGTTGGAGAAAAGGAACGCAGAGTGGCAGAAATAGAATCCAAATCTCGTAAAGCATATATTCGTTATTGCGAACACTATCTAAAAATTGGTGATTGGATTGGAGTGTTTTCGGGAAAAAATGAAGAACACAAAGTGATCATGAGGTGTGTTGCAATGGCATATTACCCTGACGGTACTCCTAAGAGGTCTGTGGGGGTATTCTATCCCGATACTGGTGTAGTGTGGACTAATGAAATGGAATTGGAAGGTGAAGTGATAGAAACGATCAACCACCATCGTTCAACGACTAAAACAGCTGCATTGACAGATAAACAATTTATAGGAGAAGTTTGATATGGCAGAATTCAATATTTTAGAAACCCTTGAATTGGTTGGTAAGGCCAAGACAAGAGAAGAGAAACGACAAATACTCACAGACAGAGACAATTTTGCAACTAGGGTGTTGTTACAGTTAAATTATCATCCTGACGCTAAGTGGCATCTTCCGCCTGGGAAACCACCTTATACGCCAGGACAGGTAGCNGATTCGACTCCCAATTCCCTTCATTTCGAGGTAAAAAAGTTGAATTATTATATCGATCCCAGTCCTCATGATATTCCAATGTTGAGGAGAGAATCTATGTTTGTCCAATTATTAGAACGGATTGATCCCAATGATGCTAAACTAATTATTGCGGTCAAGGATCAAAAATTATCGTATAAAGGGTTATCCTATAAGTTAGTCAAAGACACCTGGCCAGATCTTCTTCCTGATATCGAGGAAAAAGAAGTATCACCGGAGGAGGACACGATTGAGGAAAATGACATACCCACGGCAAATAGTGGAGGTGTGGATTGATAATAAAACCCTTACCTGAACCATAGAATTATATAAATATAACCACATTTGGTTGATGAGTTTTGTATTTCATGTTTTTTGTGGATGAAATTAATAACCAAAAAAAGGTACAAGTATGGTAAAGACAGTAAGGGTGTTCCTTGCTTTGTTTGCTACACTATGGTATACTACTTCTCCGATCAATAGTAATGCACCTGTTCAACTATGGGAATCTAACATGGTTGAACATAAAGTTGTGTTAGACTATTATAAATCTCTCGAATTCGACAAAATAAAACATACACCAGCAGATGTTCTCTGTTTGTCGAAAAATATTTACTTTGAGGCAGGAGTGGAAAGCACAGCGGGAAAATTAGCAGTTGCAAATGTCACGATCAATCGTGTATTAAACAACAAATATCCCGATACCATATGTGAAGTAGTACAACAGGGCATTCATCGTTATAATGAAAGAAGGGGTGAACATGTTCCCGTGAGAAATAAATGTCAATTTTCGTGGTACTGTGATGGCTTGTCGGATGAACCAAGAGAAGGTAGAACTTGGAAATCATCGCAAGACCTTGCAGAAAAAATTCTTGTCGATTATCGTGACAAAGCATTAATTGACATAACAGATGGTGCAACGCACTATCATGCAAATTGGATGGAAAAATATCCAAAATGGAGTAAAAGAAAAAGGGTTTTGGTTTCAATTGATAGACATATTTTTTATGGAAGTAAAAAAAACTTTGTAAACAACTTGACATTTCTGTTCCAATAGGTTATAATATACATGTAACAATAAAAAAGGAACAAATATGAAAAATTTAATACTTATATTATGGTTTGTTCTGTTTTTGAGTTCATCCGCATTAGCAGGAGTTGAATATGTGACAGAAGAGGTCTGTCACGCAATGTCTGGATGTTGGGTGGATACGAAAACTGGCGAGTGTCCAGATTGTGTAATCGAAAGACGGAAAGTTTTTCATACACATGAAAAGATACCTGTAATAGTAGAAATTCCTTTTGTGGAACCAAAAAGAACTTTTTGGACACCTAAAAGAACAGTAAAGGTTGAAATACCAAAAAAGAAAATAACAATAGAGAGAAAGGGAAATTGGACTTGTATTGTCGGCCCATGTGACTTTATTGACGAAAATGGTAATCTGATTGAAAAATCATAAAAAAGGAGTATATTATAATGCCTCATTATGACTACGTTTGTGAAAAATGTGACGAAGGTTTTGAAGAGTCTTCGACCATAGATCAAAGAAACGAACCCACTAAAAAACCATGTCCGATTTCTGGTTGTGGTGGTAAAGTTAAAATGGTGTTTGCGAAACCATATATTGGTGATCCCTGGCACTTTGCAGGAAAAAAACCAGATGATGGATTCAAAGACAAACTCAAAGATATAAAAAGTAAACACCTTCACAGTACAATAGATACCCATTGATATATGAAACAATTTAATTATGATTTACTTGAAGATCGAAGAGAACAAATAAAACAAGATAATTCTGGTGTGGATGGTAGAAAATATCATTCAGCAAAGGGAACATATCCATCTATAACCTCTCTTCTCTATGAGATTATCAGTAAAAAAGGGATAGAAGAATGGAAGTCTAAGGTGGGAGCAGAAGTTGCCAATAGAGTTTCAACTAAAGCTTCTAAGAGAGGAACTCGAATTCATGGGGTGCTTGAAAAATATATTCGTGGAGATGAAAATTATTTCGATAAAAATACTCTTCCCGAACACAAAGAATTAATCAATTTGGCAACCAGTCAAATCGAAAAAAAGATTGATAATATTCGTGGGATTGAGTTGATGATGTGGTCAGACTCACTCCGAATCGCAGGAACAACAGATTTGATTGCGGATTATGAAGGTGAACTTGCGATCATCGATTGGAAGACTGCATCGTATCTCAAAAAGGAAGAATATCTTCGATCTTATATATTACAAGGAACTGCGTATAGTTTTATGTTATATGAAATGTATGGATTGATTCCAAAAAAAATAGTAATATGTTCCCTGATCAGATTTGACTCGAAAAAATACAATCACATGTTAGATGCGGATATTCATATTGATTGGAGAGTTTACAATCCTCTGGATCATATTCACGAATTACAAGAAGTGTGTGAGGCATACCATTTCAAAAAAGGGGGAAATCTGCCTTTTTGATAGAATAGGTGGGGTTGACTATTATATAAATACTAAATAGTTAGAGATGTTTGATGACCTGTAGGGTAACTAAGTAAGA